CGAATTCCATGCCGATCGTGGGACCGAATTAAATGCTGATTACTACCCCGCTCGTCTGATGGGTCACGTCGTCCGGGCAGAAGACGATAACGCTGCTGAGTAACGGCTGGCCGGGCCCCTGCATCCCGGCGCTCTGGACGGCCGGAAGCGCACGGGGGGTCGGGCTGCTGACGTGGCCGCCAACGGCGAAGGAGGACGGGACGAGCCGGTCCTCCAGCTGCTCCAGCATCGGCTTGCGGGCCGCCGGGCGGGGTTGAACGGCTCGCGGGCGTCGGGGGAAGAATGGTGACCGCATAATTCCGTCTCCGTAATCGGTGTTTCCGGGCCGTCCCGCGACCCTCGCGAGAGCGCCTGCTCCCTGATGCCGCGAGGGGGCATAAGTGTTACACGAAATGCGGCGTTTCTCTTGGGGCCGGGCGGGGGCGACCGTCAACGGGCGCCCGCCAACCGCTCTGCCCTGGCCGCTGCCCTTTCGCCGACAATGGCCCGTCATGGACGCCGCACGTTCCCTCGCCGTCGGCCTGGACCCGGCGCTGATCCTGCTCGCCCAGGGGCTGGTGCCCGACCCGTGGCAGCGTGAGTTCCTCTTGTGCGCCGACCGCCAGGTGCTGCTCAACTGCTGCCGCCAGTCGGGCAAGTCCACCGCCACCGCCGCCCGCGCCCTGCACACCGCCCTGTACGCCCCGCGCTCGCTGGTGCTGCTGCTGAGCCCCACGCAGCGCCAGTCCGCCGAGCTGTTCCGCAAGGTGCGCGACGCCTACGACGCCCTGGGCCGGCCGGTGCCGCCGGTCGCCGACGCCCCCAGCGCCTCGCGCCTGGAGCTGGCCAACGGCTCGCGCGTCGTCGGCCTGCCCGGCAAGGAGGGCACCATCCGCGGCTTCTCGCGCGTCGCGCTCTTGCTGATCGACGAGGCGGCCAAGGTGCCCGACGACCTGTACCGGGCGGTGCGGCCGATGCTGGCCGTCAGCCGCGGCCGATTGGTCTGCCTGTCCACGCCGTTCGGGCAGCACGGCTTCTTCTTCCGCGAGTGGCACTCCGACCGCCCCTGGCGCCGCTTCCGCGTCAGCTGGCGCGACTGCCCGCGCATCGACGCCGCCTTCATCGAGAACGAGGTCGCCTCGATGGGGAAGTCGTGGGTCGATCAGGAGTACAACTGCCTGTTCACCGCGCTGGAGGGGCTGGTCTACCCCGACTTCGAGAAGTGCCTGACCGACGCGCTGCCCGTGCCGACGCCGGCCGGCGTCAAGTATTACGGCGGCATCGACTGGGGCTTCGCCAACCCGTTCGCCGCCGTCTGGGGCTACCTGGACCGCGACGACGTGCTGTGGATCGGATGGGAGGCCTACCGGACCCAGGGGACGATGCGCGACAACATGGACACCATCCGGAGGTGGGAAGACCGCGACCCGTCCTGCCCCGACCCGAAGCGCGTCTGGTGGTACGCCGACCCGAGCGGCGCGAAGGACATCCTCGAGTTCCGGGCGGCGGGGTGGAAGGTGCAGAAGGCGTTCAACGACATCCGCCTGGGCATCGCGGCGGTGACGGCGCGGCTGCGCGAGGGCCGGCTGAAGGTGGTGCGGCCGAACTGCCCCCATCTGGTGAAGGAGGCGACGCAGTACCGCTACCCGACGGAAACCGAGCGGGCCGCCGTCGGCGAGAACCCGATCGACAAGTTCAACCACGCCCTGGGCGCCCTGCGCTACCTGATCGCGCGGCTCGACCACACGTTCATCGCCCGGCTCAGGAAACCGGGGCCGCGGGGCGAGCGCCCCGACGACCTCGACGACGAGAACCTCGGAACCGAGAGGGAGTAAATCATGCGTGCGACTCTGCGGCGGCTGGTCAATTTCGTGCGGCGCGTGGCCGGCGCCCTGCCCAAATCGATGCCGCCCGCGCTGCGCGGCGGTCAGTGGACCGGCACCGGCTTCGTGGACGCCTACAAGCGCAACCGCAACCCGACGCCCAACGAGCTGATGGCCGAGCTGAAGGGCACCGCCTGGGGCTGCATCAGCATCAACGCGGCCGTCTGCGCCAACTACCCGCCGAAGCTGTACGTCGCCACGCGCCGCGGCCAGGCGCCGCCGAAGTGTCTGACCAAGGCCCTGCCACCCGCCGCCGAGCGCCGCCTGCGCGACGCCCCGCACCTGGCCCGCCACACCAAGGCCGCCGACGTGCTGGAAGAGGTGACCGACCACCCGCTGCTGACCCTGCTGCGCCAGGTCAACCCGCTGCACAATGCTTTCGATCTGTGGGAGCTGACGCAAACCTATCTCGAAGTCCACGGCCGGGCGTTCTGGTATCTGTCGATGGACCCGGCCCTCGGCGTACCGGACGAGATCTGGGTGCTGCCGTGCCAGAACGTGACGCCGAAGCGGGCGCCCGACTCGCGGCGGCCAATCGACTACTACGAGTACCGCACCGGGGCGACGGAGCAGCGCTTCGGCCCCGACGAGGTGATCTTCTTCCGCTACCCCGACCCGCGCGAGCCGTACACCGGCGGCCTGAGTCCGTTGCGGGCCTGCTACGAGCAGGTGGCCCTGCTGTCCGACTACGCCGCCATGAAGAAGGCCGTCTACGAGAACCAGGCGATCCCCAGCGCCCTGCTGACGCCGGCCGACATCATCGGCGAGGAGGAGCGCGACCGCCTGGAGACGCAGTGGAACGAGCGCTTCCGCCGCGGCGGCGCGGGGCGCGTGGTCGTGACCGAGGCGAGCATGAAGTTGCAGGTGCTGTCGCACTCGCTGGGCGACCTGGCGCAGCTGGCCGAAGTGGGGGCGACGAAGGAGGATGTGATGAACGCCTTCCACGTGCCGGTCAGCTACTTCAGCAAGGAGACCAACCTGGCGAACCTCCAGGCGGCCGACCACCAGCACAAGAGCCTGGCGATCGCGCCGCGGCTGACGCGGCGCGACGAGAAGCTGAACGAGCAGCTGGTGCCCTTGTACGACCCGACGGGCCGGCTGTTCCTGGCGAGCGAGGACCCGGTGCCGGTGAACCAGGAGCTGGGCTTCCGCGAGCGCGAGATCGACATGAAGTACGGCATCGTGACGATCAACGAGGTGCGCGGCCAGCGCGGCCTGCCGCCGGTGCCGTGGGGCGACGTGCCCTGGGTGCCGGCGAACCTGTGGCCGACGACGGCCCCGCGCGGCGACGGGGCCGGCGGTTAGCCGGCATCCGAAGAGACCGGCGGCGATACAATGCAGATGTCATCCGTTCGACAGGAGTTGGCCATGCGCTGGTTGGTCACTACCGCCGTCGTCACGCCGGAACACACCGTAACCTTAAAGGTGCCTCCGGACCTTGCCCCGGGGCCGCACCAGGTCGCGCTCGTCATCGACGAGGACGTGCATCCGTCCGCCAAGGGCCAACCGGATTTCCAAAACTGGCCCGCTCATAACGTCCGGCCGGTTGACCCGAACATGACCTTCCGTCGCGAGGATATCTATGGCGACGACGGTCGCTGATCGCGGCCAGGCACGTTCAGTGCTTGTAGCCAGCGGATGAAATCGGGGTCGGCCTCACTCGCCGGGACCAGGAACATGCACTGCCCGCGCTGTCCGCCCTCATCAAAGACGGCGCCGATGACGTGATAGCTCGTCGGGTCGATGGGCAAGTCCTGTCCGCGCACGGCACATCTGCGGAACACATCGAAATCGGCAATGCCGTTCCAGAGGAAGGCGAAGGTTTCCCCGTCGATGGCCAGGTCGCGGGTGACTTTGCCGTCGCCCTCCTCATAGGTCCACGTTGATCTCAGCGTGCCATCGAGGTCCGAAACCGTGCCGTGGTAGAGGACACCGTCCCGCAAATGCCCGTAGTCGATGAGGTGCATGGCTCGCTGGCCCGTGTGGTCGTGGGAGAATGCCTCGCCGCCACAGGGCGAAGGCGATTGATGACCACTACCTTATCCCGCTCGGGACTCGCCCGCCACACGATTCCCCACCTGCTCTCCCCCACGTCGCCTTCTCCGTGTTACCGTCGGCCCGTCGTGATGATTCCCCTTCCGACGGGTGCTCCCATGACCAACTTCCTCAAGCACTACGGCACCACCGAAGGCCCGCTCGGCCTGCCGATGCAGGACCGCCAGGCCTTCCAGCTCGAAAGTATCCTCAAGGCGCTGCCCCCCGAGGACCGCGCCCTCAAACACGCCGTCGTCGCCAAGGCGCCGACCGAATTGCTCGACGGCGAGCGCGCCGACGTGTCGTGGATCAGCACCGAGGAGATTGACCGCGACCACGAGATCGTCGTCAGCCGCGGCATGAACGACGCCCACTTCAAGCTCAACCCGCTGGTGACGCTTCAGCACGCCTACTGGCGGCCGCCGGTCGGCCGCTCGCTGTGGCGCAAGCGCGTCAAGGACGGCCCGCTCGTCGGCATCAAGGCCAAGACGCACTACCCGCCGCGCCCCGCCGACTGGGCCGATGACTGCTGGGACCCCGACACCACCTTCTCGCTCGTCAAGGCCGGCCTGTTGCAAGGCAAGTCGATTGGCTTCATCGCGCTGAAGAGCCACGCCCCGTCGTCGCACGAGATCGCCGCCCGGCCGGAGCTGGCCGAGGTGCGGCGGGTCATCGACGAGTGGCTGCTGGTCGAGTACGCCTGCGTCTTCCTGCCGGCCAACCAGTCGGCCCTGGTCGAGGCGGTCAGCAAGGGCGCCGCCGTGCCCGCGCCGCTGCTGCGCGCCCTCGGCTTCGACCCGCCGGCGCCGCGCGTCATCCCCTTCACGCTGGTCGAGGAGATCGGCAAGGAGTTCCGCCGCCGCCTGGCGCGCCTCGACGTGCCGGGCCGAATCCAGGCGGCCTATGACGCCGCGCGGGGCCGCGTGTAGTCTCGAACCCCAACATCAAGCCGTCAGGGCATCCGGGAAGAGGCAGACAGCGTTCTTCCTCCCCTCTCCCCTCGGGGGAGAGGGGTTGGGGGTGAGGGG